GATAAGACTTCGGAAGAAGCAATCAACAGACTTATTAGACAGTCTCCAGCGGGTAGCGCACAACGCGCACAATACATGGCTGATAAGGCTGCCTACAAAACAAAAATTGATGCTTGGAAAATTAAGTTTGACCAAGCAACAAAAGATTTTAACGCATCCCGTGATGCATACCAGGCATCTGCTAAGTTAGACCCACTTCTTAAGAAGCAGCAAGACAATAGAGATACTGGTGTAGTAGACACAAAAACAGATACTCAGGTAGATGCGCTTAAGGTAAAGGTCGAGGCTGCTCCTGGAGCGCAAACACCTGCTCCAGCAGGAGCGGGCGGTATTACTACACCACCTGCGCCTGGCGCTGGGCTAAAAGATTCTGATAAAGATGGCATCCCAGATAGTATTGATGCTGACCCAAACACTCCTTTAAAGCCTACTCCTAAGCCAAAGCCTAAGCCTGGTGACCAAGGAACCCCTCCTCCGCCTCCAGCCGATGGCTTAGATACTAAAACACTTTGGGTGTCATACCTACGCAGTACATTTGCTTCCCTTGAAGATAAGACTCAGAAGGCTCAGATTGATAAACTTCTTGAGGATGCTAAGACTTTTAAGTATGACGAAAAAACTTTTATGGAGTTGCTTAAGGGAACAGTCTGGTGGCAGACAACCTTGCCATCAATGCGCTCTTTCTTCCTAGAGACAAGCGACCCACGCAATGCATCTACCTTCACTGAGAAGGTACAAAACAAGATGTCAACCATTGCTGCTAAGTTGGATACCCTTGGTATCTCAGCAATGTCAACTGACCCAGCCACTGGCAAGTTAATTGACAACTCAGAGTTCATTAAAGGTCTTGCTATGCAGACAATCCAGAACAACTGGGATGATGCACAACTAGAAGATTTTATTGCAACCAAGTCAAATGTTATGTTTACAGGTGGCGGAACCCTTGGTTCTACACTTGAGAAGGTTAAGAACCAGGCATACATGTATGGCATTAAGATTGATGCTGCTCTTGAGAAGGAAATTAACTTTTCGCTTCTTGACCCTAACGATGGTAGGGATGCTAACTATTGGCTCTACTCTGTTAAACAGCAGGCAATGGATAGCCCAACATACAAGCCGTTCGCCGAGTCTTTAAAGGCTGGGCGTAGCCTATATGAAGTAACTAATAACTACCGCCAACAGATGGCTAACTTGCTTGAGGTTGACTCAACAGCAATCACATGGGATGACCTCATGGGTAAAGTTGTTGATAACACCACTGGCAATGCTCGTACTTTTGCTGACTTCACTAAGCAAGTTAAGCAAGACAAACTCTGGCAGTATACAAAAAATGCAAAGGAAACATACAGCAATATGGCTCTTGACCTTGCACGAACATTTGGGTTCAGCGGATAATGGCGGATTCAAGAGAAGCATTAAGAAAACTTCAAAGCGGTCAAACGCTTACAAATGCAGAACGCCAAGTTCTTGGCTTGAGTCCAGTAGCCGCACCAACACCTGCACCAACACCTACTCCATCAAGCGTTGCATCTTTTCGTAAAGCCGAAGAAGCAGATAGGGCTGCCACTGGCACGCCATTTGGTCAAGCGGGTTCAGCAACACCTACTCCAACGCCTACGGCTACAACATTTCCAGCAGCAGGAACTTTTGTTGGTTGGGATTATCAAAACAATACCCAGACAACAGGAACCTTAAGGCGTAAAATTGTTGCCGATGGTAAGGGTGGAACCAAGATTGACCTTGGTTCGGTTGAAAAAAATCCTGATTTTGTTTCTGGTTCTCGCGGCAGAGGCGGCGGAGGTGGCGGAGGTGGAGGAGGCGGCGGTGGAGACACTGGCAGCGGTAACCAAACCTTTACATGGACCGACCCAGATACTGGGCAGATAAGAACATTTAACTCTGCAGCAGAACTAAATGCATTTGTTACAACTTGGTCTACAAAGAAGTCATCTGATTCATCCACTGCAGCAGCAGCGCTTGCTGCTAAGACTAAGGCTGATATAGAGGCACAGGCAAAGAGAACTGCGCAACAGGACTTTAGAGCAGCACTTACAGAGTTAGGTCTTGGTGATTTAGCAGATACTGTTGACGAGATGATTCGCCAAGACTTTACTGCATCACAAATTAAACTTGAACTACCTAAGCAACCAGCATATAGATTGCGCTTTCCTGGTATGCAGGCTTTGCGTGATGCGGGTCAGGCTATTAACGAGGCTACATATATCTCAATGGAGCGCGGATATATCCAGACTCTCGGTGCCTTCGGTTTAGATGCTGGAGTATTTGGTACTCGCGCTGAACTAGGTAAGTACATTGCCAACATGGTTTCACCACGCGAATTTGAGGAGCGAGTAAATATCGCTAAGACTCGCGTTGCAGACAACACAGATGTAGTTAAGCAACTTAAGGGTTACTACCCAGAGATTGACGACTCAGCCGTTGTTTCATATTTGCTCAATCCTACAAAGGGTATGGACATCATCAAGAAGCAGGTTCGTGCTGCTGAGATTGGTGCTGCTGCTACATTCGCTGGGTTCTCTGACCTCGGTGGTAAGGGTGCAATGGGTACAGGTTATGCCGAGTCACTCATCGGAGCCACTGGTACTGCAGATTTGGCAGCGCTTAAGAAAGACTTTGGGCAGGCTAAGACTCTTGCTCGTACACAGTCACGCCTTGCAGGTCTTGAAAGCCAGGCTTACAACGAAACAGAAGCAGTCAACGCAGCCATTGCTCAAGAGCAGGCTTCAATCCTTGCTTCACAACGCAGAGCCGAAAGAGAAACGAAGTTTCGTTTCGGTGGCACAAGCGGCGTAGGTGCTACTTCACTAAGAAGTACCACTAACCAATAAATAGAATCCTGAACGGACCCACCAGCCCCGTCAGCGTAATAGTCTGGTAGCAATAGCCGACATGGTTTCCCCGAACCGTGTTTGTGGATTGCGAATACAACTAACAAGGGAGATAGGTAGATGGCTACCAATTACGAATACGATGACGAAGATGACTTCACCGAAGAAGGTGGAGATGTCGTTAAGCAACTACGGAAAGTAAACCGTACGCTCGAAAAGCGTTTAAAGGAACTTGAGGCAGAGGCTAACAATCTGAAAATTCAGACTCGTCAGCGTACAGTCAAGGATGTACTTACAGCAAAGGGTATCAACCCAAAAATCGCAGCATTTATCCCACAAGATATTGAGGGAGAAGAAGCAATCTCAGGATGGCTTAATGAATACGGCGATGTCTTTGGAGTCACCCCGCCAGAAGAAGCAAAACAAGACAGCGAAGATGTATCTGCTGCAAAGAGAATCGCCAACACAATCAACAGCGCAGCAGCGCCAACGATTGATGAAGATGCATTAGCAAAGATTCTATCCGCAGATGGTCCCGCTGCTTTGAACGCCATCCTTGGTATTAAATAACTTACAAACTACCAATCACCTTAGGAGGTGAACTAAATGGCATATACAGACACAACAGCAGTTGCTGGTCTTATTAAGACAGCGTATGACCGCTATGTTGAGTTCGCTCTGCGCAGCCAGCCAATGATTCGTTCAGTGGCAGACAAGCGCCCAGCACAGCAAGCCATGCCAGGTTCAACCGTTGTATTCTCACTTTACAACGACTTGGCGGCTGCTACTTCAACACTCGGAGAAACAACAGATGTCACAGCAGTGGCACTACCAGATGTATCAACCGTTTCTGTCACACTAGAAGAAAAGGGTAACGGCGCACTTGTTACACGCAAGTTGCAGTTGTTCTCACTTTCAGATGTTGACCCAGCAGTTGCAGACATCATTGCCTACAACATGGCAGACTCGATTGACCAGATTGCAATGAACGCACTTAACGGTGGAACTTATGTTCAGTATGGTGGAGCAACAGCAACATCAACAGCAACAGTCACAGCAGCATCAACTATTGATTCTGCAGACATCCGCAAGATTGTCGCAAAGTTGCGTACACGCAAGGCTGTACCACGCGAGGGTAACCTCTACTGGACAGGCATCCACCCAGAAGTTTCACACGACCTTCGTGCTGAGACAGGCAATGTGGGTTGGCGTGATGTTCACTCACTTACAGATTCAGGTCAGGGTAACCTCTGGGCTGGAACCATCGGTACATACGAAGGTGCTTTCTTTGTTGAAACTAACCGCATGTACTCTGCTAAGTCAGGTGCAAACCAGTCCACTCTTGCCACAACAGCAGTAACTGTTGCAGGTACTTCAGCAGGCTTCACCTTCGGTGTTGCTTCGTCTGCAGTTATCGCAACTCGCGCTGAGGTTGGCGACAAGGTTAACGGAACTGGTATTGCAACAGATGCTCGAATCTCTGCAATCACAACATCAGGTTCTACAACAACATTTACTGTTGCCACAGCACACACTGCTGCAGTAACAGCAACAACTGTTGTTACAGTAACTCCAGTAACCCGCGTTTACAGCACAATCTTGTGCGGTAAGCAGGCACTTGCAGAGGCTGTAGCAGTTGAGCCAAATGTTGTTATCGGACCAGTCACCGATTCACTCATGCGTTTCCGACCAATCGGTTGGTACGGCGTACTTGGATTCTCTCGCTACCGCGAAGAATCTCTATACCGAATTGAATCAGGTTCTTCAATCGCAGCATTGTAGTTGCAACGGGGGGCAGGGCTTCGGCTCTGCTCCCCTCTAACTAAGGACATAACATGTATAGATTTACAACACCGACAGTTGAAGAAACACCAGCAGGTGGTGGTCCTTTGTTTTCTCGTATGACATTACATCAAGGCATTTCAGTTCTCCGTACGCAGGGCGTGTATTCCTCCTACAGATACCCATCGCTTACGGAAGTATTAGCAGCAGAAGAAGTTTATTTAGGCGGGCATATCTACGAAGTAGATGATGAAGCCGCAACCCGTTTAACCGCAGCAGGTTACGGAGAGTTCCTGGAGGCAATTTAATGGCATGTAGAACAGGCTGTCCAACGCAAGACCACGCTAATTGGGGCGAGTGTCTGCGAGCATCGAACCTAGAGTTCGGGACAGGCGATGCAAACTCATCAGCGAGTATGCCCAAGAAAAAATTTGAAGCAGAGTTACAAGCGTATAGAGATGCTAGAAAGCAAGGCATCCAGCCAACTGGTACATCCATGGCAAAGATACAGGCAGCAGTAGACATTTCCAATAAGGTTGGCAAAGCCTTTGATGGAAATACAAACTCATTTAAAAACTAAGGGAGGAAACCATGGCAGCAAAGAAGAAACCTGTCGTAAGACAAAAAAAAGTTATAGACCTAGATACTTACTCTGCTCTTGATGCCTATGCGATTACCCTCAATGAGTATTACAAGTCGTTAAGAAAAGCAGGATTCTCAGAAACTCATGCCTTCTGGCTTATGTCAGATAGAGAGAGTTACCCAGATTGGATTCTTCCAGTTAAGCCGTTAGAAAAAATATCAGGCAATGACTACGAAGATGATGAAGATGACGACTAACAACCAACAACTAATAAGGGGAAAACAATGCCAATGGTAAATGGAAAGAAATTCTCATACGACAAAGCAGGCAAGATGGCAGCCATGAAGGAAGCCAAGGCAACTGGTAAGCCAATGAAGATGGTTAAGAAGGCTGCTAAGAAGGCTACAAAGAAGAAGTAATGGCAGACCCAAGACTAAAGCGAGCAGGAGTATCTGGGTTTAATAAACCAAAGCGTACGCCTAGCCATCCAACAAAGTCACATGTAGTTGTGGCTAAGTCGGGTGACCAGGTTAAGACTATTCGCTTTGGTCAACAGGGTGTCAGTGGTGATAAAAAGCCAA